GCCTCACCTCTTGGGACGCTTCTTGAAAACGGTTGTCGTTGTCTGCGGGCCGGATGGGGCGGCGGGCCCGTGCGTCCGGGCGCTGCGCGCCTCATCGACTTCCAGCGCACAGAGCGCCAGGAGGTGGACGACGTCCTCCCAATCCCAGCCGCGCACCGCCTCGGGCGACTGGCCCGTCAGCTTCACCACCCCGTGCAACGCTCTCAGCTCGGGGTGGTCTCGGAGTTTCCCTTGGCGGTCTCCAGGGTCGGGCCCGCGAAGGCCTGGGTGAGCGCGCTCTGGATTTCCTCCAGCCAGGGCTCGTTCTTCACCTGGCCCGCGTCGTCCTCCGCGAAGACGCGTGTAGCGGTGCCCGGGTGGTAGAGGCAGGCCACAGCGATGCGAGCGATCATCATCATCCCCGCGGGCTCATCCACGGGCTGCCGGTCCGGTCCCAGCTCGCGGGCCGCCTTCGCAGCGGAGAGGACGTCGAGTTTCTCGCCCAGCGTGGGCCGGCAGAGGTCGTAATCGGCCCCGTCGAGCGTGACGCGCTGGTGGAGGGTGCGGCGGGAGCCCAAGGGCTTTCGGTGCATGGTGGGTGCGGTCATGGTGGTGCCTCGGGTGTGAAGGAAAAAAGGCCGGCTACAACGCGACGGGCGCGCCCTGGCCGGCGAGGGTGGCGGAGAAGGTGACGACGTCGGAGGCGCTGCGGCCCTCCTCGTAGGACGTCACCTTCACCGGGTAGCGGAAGCCCTGGGTGCCCACGGGCGCCATCTCGTCCTCCACGAGGGTGAAGAAGACGGTGGCATCGCTCTCGAAGGCGTCGCGCAGGACCTGCTGCGGCGAACTCCCCTTGAAGACGTGGCCGGACAGGGGGATGGAGAAGGACTTCCAGGTTCCCTTCGAGCGCTTCCATCCGTCGCTGCCGAAATAGTTGGCATCCACGGTGTCCTTGGCGCGGTTGATGGGCGCCTCCAGGACGCCATCCAGAGCGTCCGCCTCAACGGGCGCGGTGTCCGTGGCGCGGATATAGAGCTTGTCGAAGAAGGCCTCTCGGGGTTCGGGCATAGTGGTGGCTCCGGTCATTGGGAGGGGAAGCGCTGCGCGAGGAAGTCCTTCAGGACGGCTGCCACACGGCGGCGAGCGCTGCCCCGGGCACGACGGAAGGACTTGCGGAGGAAGTGCGGCGGCGGATTGAAGAGCTGTGCGCCCCAGTGCCAACCCTCGTGAATGGGGCCTGCGGACGGGTGCGCGTAGCCTGCTGTCCACGTCGTAGAGAGGCGCGGGCTCAGGTTGTGGAGGGGGCCACTCAGGAAGGCGCTGCCGCGCAGGTGGCCCTCCTCCACCGGAACGAGGAAGAGGGAGTAGTCCAGGGCGAGGCGGGCGACGTCCCGACATGGCGCATCCAGCGCGCGCAGCACTTCAAGGGGCGAGCGTCGCAGGCGCTCCATCCTCAGGACGTCGGTTTTGACTCGGATGGGCATCTACCCCATTCAATGGGGGCAGGGGTTGCGAGCGGCGACAAACTGGACGAGAATTTTTGCAAATATCCCCAGGCAAACGGCGCCACAATCAGCCATTTTCCAGCATGCACGAGATTAAGCACGAAGCCTGAAGTGCATGCATCTATCTCAACGAATCACCGCAAGGATTTTCCGACCCCACCACCAACTGCATCCCGAACTTCACACAAGCATCTCAAAGTGAGCCAAACATGAGCACAACGCCAGCAGCACCTCCGGTCAAAACCAAAGTCATCACGATCTTCAACAACAAGGGGGGCGTAGGAAAAACAATCACATCCTGGAATCTCGGGGAACAAATCGCACAAACCGGGAAAAGCGTTCTCCTTATCGATTTCGACCCCCAGTGCAATCTCTCCATTGCTGTTCTTGGTGAAACGCGATTCTTCAGCCTCCTCCCGCAAAACACAACATCCTATGGATCATGCATCAGATCCTATCTCCAGCACTTCCTCCAAAGCACAGGCAAGGAAGAGCTCTTCCTTCATAAAGGGGGAACACAGAGCGCCCCATCCCTACGCATCGTAGCGGGAGACTTCTGGCTAAACGTGTACGCCGAATCACTAACCGTAGGCAACGATCTCCTGTCCGGCACAGGCATCACAAGATTTGCCATCCTCAAGAGAATAATCGAAAAGGCAAATCATGAGATGGGCAAACCATTCGACTTCGTCCTGCTCGATCTGCCACCATCGTTCAACTCACTCGTTCGCGCCGCGCTATATACGTCGGACTACTTTCTTGTCCCGTGCACCTCCGACAACTTCAGCGCCTACTGCATCGGCCTAATCGGACAAATGCTGCCCGCATTCATGGCCGACTGGAAGCAAGGAATGAATCGATTCAAAATCTCAAACCCTTCAATCACAGAATTCGATTCAATTGGTCAACCTAAATTTGCTGGCTGGGTATTTAACGGATTTGATACTCGCGCCGGGAACGTCGTAAGAGCCGACCAAGTGCACAAAGACAGGCTAACTCAGGCCATTCGCGATGACCTTGTCGCCAAACTAAACAACGCAGCCCCAACACTGGGATACAATCCAATCCCCAGCAACCTTCCTGGTGACTTCTGCGTTGGAACAACAGAAGACATGAACGTTCTTGTCCAAAACAGCATTTGGCAAAGCGTACCCGTCGGCCGCCTGGACAAGGTTCAGCAACTAATGGACCTGCAAAACAAACGGGGATGGGCACCACAGCAGCTCGATCAGATCAAGAAAATTCGAGGCGCCTACGACAAAATGGCAAAAAATGTGATAAAGGTCTGCATCTAAAAGCGTCTCAGCACTCTCACCGACAAATGAATCACCCATCGGTGCCGACCTAAATCATCCGCCCCTGAGTATTCGGGGGCGCCCTCCTCGGCACAGACGAATGCATTTGGAATCCCAAGTGACTTGCCGATGGATTCAACTAAACCATAAGCCAATTGCTGCCCTCCGTTAAAATCCTCACAAGCCGATCGAACCCGAATCAGGCAGTTTAGCGAGAGGCGAATCGCCCTAGACGCACCTATATAAAATTGTGTTCTATCGCCACCAATCACCATTAGCGCAACAGCCATATCTGGCACGTCGCCATCAGCCTCCGGCAAGGGGGCTGTGAAGAGATTCGCGTCTGGAGCTGGAGGTCGCATCAGGCCGAGCCCGGTCCCCTCCAGCAGCACCGCAAGCTCCGAAGCGATGTCCCGCATCAGAACCACACCTTCCTGAATCGCACGACTCCAGAACCGTCCACGCTCTCGTCCACCGCTACGGGCCGACGGGCACGGTTAAAGTCGGCCACGTCCTCGCCCGGCAACCAGACACGGTGCAGCAACGTGATGGCCGCGTCCGTGTAGACAACGTGCGCGGACAGGTGCTCGTTGCCGTTGGCGTCGCGGATGAGACGTCGGGACGGCTGCACGCGAGCACGCGCCGCCAGTTGGGGACCAAGGGACGGCTTGCCGTAGGCATCTCTCCCCGTCAGCACCGCATACGTAATCAGTTGCCGAAACGTGTCCGTGGGAGAGGCCATCAGCTCACTCGATGAATGACGTAGGGCGCGAGCAGCGCCTGCGCGGTACCGGGGATGGGACCCTTCCCTTCAGCCTTCGCCGCGAAGTAGCTCACGGACCAGTCACCGATGGACTCACTTGCCACCATCGAGTCCACGCCGCGCGAGCGGAACATCTGCACCGCAGTGAGGATGGTGGCCTCCTGTACGTCCTCCGGCAGCGTCACCACTCGCGAGGCATCCAGAGCGCGCTGCCCTGGTGTCACGAAGCCCCCGTCGTAGACGACGCGGATGCCAGCCTCTCCGCTCTCGCCCAGGAAGCTGTCCGCCATCGCCACCACCTGCCCGCCCCAGCGCGCGGTCATCCGCCACACACCGCCCTTGCGGTACAGCATGCCGGCATCAGCAAGCTTCCCGTGACTCTCGTACTCCTCGGCTGGCACGAAGGCCCCGCCCTCCCAGACGCCCACAACCAGGACGACAGGAGGGCGCTCCAAGAGCAGCAACGGGCGCCCGTAGCCGGCCGGGTATTCCACGAGGCCCTGGCCATGCTCGAAGACTCGGCCGCAGTAGCCGGCCACGGCGCGGCTCGCCGCCGTGACGAGGGACTCTAGGCGCAGCGTTACCGCCACGCCCAGGTCCTCCGCCACGGTGGCGGCAAGGCACAGGTCAGCAGGATTCGGCATGGCCTCACACCGGCAGCGTCATGGCGCCGCCGAAGACAATGAAGGAGCACACATGGAGGCTGGGCGCCGTCCCACCCGTCAACGTCGTGGCTTCGAGCACGCGCACGAACTGCTTCGCCGCTCCGAGGTCCACGTCCTTCTCCGCAAAGGCATTAGCCGCCGCCAGTTGCACGGAGGCCGAACCAGACCCGGCCGGCACGTAGTCCGTCCAGGCGTCATCCTCTCCGTTGTCGCTGGAGTGCTGAAGCGTCACCTCGTAGCCCTGTGCCGTGGGGCTACCCGTCACCGCGCCCGTCGCGGCGACGAGGACGCAGCTCTCGCCCAGGACGAGCCGATCGTAGCCCGTCCCCTGGCGAGTCCCGGCAGGCGTCGCGGCAGGCGAGGAGCCCAGGCGAGCTGCGATGAAAGCGCCGATCTGGCTGATGTGCGGTGCGCTCATGATGTCCTTCCTTTCTGGGGCCCAGCCCCGGTCAGTTGCTGCCCCAGCTCAAGCCCGTCACCACCACGCCGCTCTGCCGGTGGCGCATGGCCAGGTCGTGCTTGGTGATGGCGCGCAGCACCGTCTGGTCCGTGGAGATGCCGGACACCACCTGGCCGCCACGCGTGAAGGCGCCGTTGGGGAAGACGTCGATTTCCAGCGCCATGGACTCGCCGATGAGCACCTCGGCCATGTCCACGAGGTACAGCTCCGAGCGGCTGTTGCCCGTGCCGAGCGTCTCCGGAATCTGGTTCGTGACGAAGAAGGGCACGTTGCGCAGCGTTCCGCGCTCCACCATCTCCTTCTCCAGCGAGTTGTAGCCCTCGCCACCAGGTCCCACCGCGTCCAGCAGCGCCGTCTCCGCGCCCGGAGCCATCAGCCACACGGGGTGCACCATGGGCACGTTGGCCTTCTTCAGCTTCCGCTTCGCCTTGTTCAGCTCCTTCTTCATCTCCAGCAGCGTCGGCGAGCCCGCCGTGGCCACCGTCTCCGCGTAGACGTGGGCCGTGTCCACCTGGTTGCGGATGCCGCGGGGCTCCAGTTGCGTGCCGCTACCCCGGAGGAAGGCCGCGTCCTCCCGCAGCGCCATGACGTTGAGCAAATCGTTACGGATGAACTCCTCGGCGTTGATGGAGGCGTTGCGGATGAGGTCGTTCGGCACCGCCGTCAGTGCCGTGAGCTTCTTCTCCGAGAGGCTCACCGAGTCTGTGCCCGGCTCCGACTCCTGGATGGTGCTCGTCTCCCCGCCGTAGAAGGCGGTGCCCGTGCTGGACTGCCGGTCGAAGGTGAGCGAGGCGCCAATGGGAATCACGCGCGCGCCGGCCTGCCGCACCACTGCCTTGTTGCGCAGCAGCTCGATGAACTCGGCGGCAAACTGGGGATGCACCGTCGAGCCTAGGCCGGAGTAGTTGCCCTGGGACAGCGACTTGCTCACCACCTCGTCGCCCCACCCCTTCAGCACGTCCACCACGTTGCGCCCATCCATGCGCGCGACGGCTTTCGCCTTCACGAAGCGGATGAGGTTGAGGCCCGTGCCCTCCGTCATGTGCTTGCCGGTAATCGGCGCGCGGCGGGGCTCCTCGGGCGTGGCGTCGGCCGCCTTCGCGCTCAGCAGGGCTGCGTAGCTTTCGCGGTGGCCCTTGGACTGCTCCACCAGTTGCGCGGCCACCAGCGGCCCCAGCGACTTCGCCATCTCCTGCATCTCTTCGGGGGTCATGCGTTCTCCTGGAGGTGCTGCAACAGGGCCCGCGCCGTGTGCGCGGCGAGGGCTTGGGTGTCGGACTCGGACAGAGTGGGAGGCGCTGCGGGCGGCGCGGCCTTGCGCTTCTTCCGCGCCTTGCGGCCCACGGCCTTCACCACGGCGTCAGTGATGTCGCGGATGAGGGCGGCGCGCTCGTCGGAGTGCTTTTTCAGCCGCACCGCGCGCTGGTTGCCGGGAATCGTGACGACGGAGATCTCCAGCAGTTCCTGCTCGTCGCAGTCGAAGCCGCCGCGCTCGTTCTCGTGGTAGCGCAGCATCCGGTAGCGCACGCTCACCGCGTTGAGGATGCCCTTCTCCACCTTGCGCTCGACGCGCCGGGCGAACTCGTCGTCCTGGTCGAACTCGATATCCACCAGGAGGGCATCGCCCTGGACATAGGCGCGGCCCTTACCGATTGGCAGAATGTCCGTGCGACCCGCACCGAACAGCCCTCCGGAACCGTCGTCGTGCATGTAGAGGACGACGGGGTTCGCGGCATAGGAATCAAGCTGCCAACCCTGGACGGACAGGCGGTCGTTGTAGCGGTCAAAATCGGCGTCGTTTGCCCGAAAGGTGAAGACCTTCGGGCCCCCATCATCGGGGGCAGGCGCGTGCTTCTTAGCGACGAGGCGGCGGGTCCTCTGAAGAGACTTAGGCATTCACCTCTTCAATGGGGGCACTTCCCGCGAGCTGCTCAAACGAACTAGCGTCCCGGCCAGCAAGCGAGATGAGCAGCCCTAACGATTCGTAGCAATCAGAGCATTCAAGCTCACAGAAGAGGACCAACTTCATGGCCACGGGCACAACGATCCACGATCAGTTCATAGAGCTTATCTGCACAGAAGATCCGCAGGAGCGTGGCTACCAATTCGAGAAGTTCCTTCTCGCCCTGTTTACTTGGTCTGGCCTACACCCACGTGCTGGCTTCCGAAATATCGGCGAGCAAATAGACGGCAGCTTCACTCTAAACAACAACACATATCTCGTAGAGGCAAAGCTAAAGTCCAAGCCAGCCGACTTTGCAGACCTATCGGCCATAGCCACCAAGGTAGGGGGGAAAGCTGAGTGGACACGGGGCCTACTAATCAGCATCAGCGGATTCTCTGACAAAGGCCTGAGAACGTTCTCAAACGGCCGCCCAACGAATATCCTCTGCATGGACTTCAACGACATCGACGCCGTACTTGACGGAAATGTAGGACTCAAAGAACTCATCGAAAGAAAAGCGCGATGCGCCGCCGAATCAAACACCTCCTTTTCCCCAGCTAAGGAGCTATTTCCAGAGAGATTCAAAGACGAAAAATCCACCAAGCCCCGCCCGAAATCACCGGGATTCAGACCAGCGGGGGATGCTCTTCAAGAAATCCTAGACCGAGACCCGCATAAGGAATTCCACATTTGGTGGGATCGTGTCACCGAACCAGAAGTTCACAACTTCACGTCCACACTCGATAGCGCATCCGAGCCACTCCTCCGAGAGTACATTTCAAACACCCCCCACCTTCTCATTGAGCATCTTCGCGGAGGGCACGGGCGCTACGTCATTCCGGGGGAGAAATTCATCAACTCACCACCAGTCGACTATCTAGTTGCCGAAAAATCCAGCATCGGGTTCGAATGGGAGATTGTCGAATTGGGCAGTCCGCTCGCCACGAGCATCGATCCTCAGGGATTCCCAACACAGCAGCTCGGCATCTCGTACGACCGAATCAAAAACTGGAGAGCATGGCTAAACGAGAATATCGACATTGCTCGTCGCCCAATCGCCCACGGCGGACTTGGGCTTTCCGATATTGAAATCGATACACCCGCACTAATCCTGTTGGGCCGCCGCGACGCGGCAGCCACCAGTGCAGCCCCTCGACTCAAGTCACTAATCCGAGAGTCCGTCAAAGTACACACATACGACTGGCTCATCGACAACCTATTGAGCAAGGCAAGAGGCCTATCCCGGAGACACGACTAGCGCACACCAAATAAAAACCACATCAAGCCTCTACCCTGCCTCGCTTCCACTTCTTCGAGACAGCCATAAACAATACTAAACACCTACCTCCTCAATAGGGACGAATTCCACACATGACAAACCAACATGAATCGGCAGCAACGCCCACGAATGACTGAAGCCAGTCTATCTTTCACGCTCTACACTGAGCCTCTTCGCGCGGCTTGACTCGAAATCTATCCAGCGATCAAAAAAGAGCATCCCAGCCACCCAAAGTGCCGCCACGCCAACCGCTTCACCCCAAGGGAGGCCAGCGCGGCCACTTGAGGCTGACCATTGGAGATCGCAGAAAATGATGACAAAAGGCAGGAATCCAAAGAACCATAAAATCCCAAGGTTCAGCGGCACCAGGACTCTCCAACCGTGCGACTCGTACCAGTCGAGGTTGCCGCCCAGCCATGTCCAGAACGCCCAGAGAGCGAATATGAATGCTATCACATTCATATTCCAAGCCCCACAACTCCGATGGCGGACAATCGCTTCGCAGTGAGCGGACCTCCTCGGATGACCTTCCCCTCACACCAAATCAGCAACATCCCCAAAGTCTCTTCGACGTACGACACAATCTCATTGCCAGGATTTTCTCCAAGCACTATCCCAAGGGACGCGCTACTGGGCCCTCTGAAGTGACGGTATTCAAGCAACTGCCCAACAGCTTCACGCACAGCAAAAAGTGAATCCCGCCCGCCAAGTGTCTTGACCTCAAAAATTACTTGAACGGGGCTATGAACAACAAGATCCAAAGGATGCGGCATGGTGACGTGAGCACCTGCGGATTGCAGTGCACTACCCACTACTGCCACTAACTTCTCGTGACCTCGCGTACGCCTCTGCAAACCGCCGCGAATTACGGCCTCGTAATCAGCATCATTTTTCAGTCGAAACTGACCGAGTGCTCGTGGAAATCTGGCCATCAGCGCCCGGGGAGCGCCAACGACTGGGCTCAAAGCAGCCAGCCTCTCTTGAGTTTCATCAAGAGAGGCTGTTAGCGAAGATAACTCAGGCCAGTGGTCAACCCACTCGGCAGGCATCTTAAAAAGGTAGCCTTGCCCTGCCCTCAACGTATCCGCATATCGTGATATTGGAGCGGCGATGAAATCATGCCTCTTCTTCATGCCGTCTAGCCACTGAAGTATCCAGTCTCGATTTTGGAGCTCGGCTAACCGTGCGAGCGAGAGCGGCTCAGCGGCAGGTGTATATCGATGAAGGGGCAGCCACCACCCAGGGCGCTCCGCTCCCGCATGTTTTGCGCGTCCATAGGTGCCATGGGGCGTCCAATCAATAGGGCGATCCTCAAGTGGGCCGCCAGCGACTGATGCACCGACGAACGCCTTAGCTACCGTCGAGTAATGAAAAACGACGTCGCCCGTCCAGATGGCCTGGATCAAAGAGTACGACCAATAGTCTCGCCCTCCTTCATCCCGAGAAGGGCACTTCAAGTCCGCACCAATATCGTCGCGACCAGTGACCTCGCACCAGAAGCATTCCTGAGATTCGGATTCCCACCAGTAGGCCATATTAAGATTCTATGTCCCCAGGCTGACTGGCCAGGGCCTTGGTCGTTCGGTTGCGCCCATTCTCCTGATGTGCGCCGCTCAGGACAAGTCGTAGCCCTGCGGAGGCCCCATCCGGACCATGAAGGGAGCAATCGATGAGCGCTTCAACAGTCCTCTCTGCAACCTGACACTCGCCTTTGCGACTCTCAGATCCTCTTGAAGAGGGACGTCCCTACTCCGACTTGGGATCCTGATCGTTTTCCAGGGCCTGTCCCGGCATTGGCAGCGGATAGCCTTGCCGGTTCGGGTCCGGCTTGAAGCCCGCTAGCTCCCGCCACTCCGTGTAGCTGAAGGCCTCCGGCATGGTGCCCATGACGCGAAGCTGGTGCTCGCGGTCCGCAGGCACTGGGCTGTCGTAGTCGAGAATGACCTCCGCGTCGCCGAACAGTGGCATCAGTCGCATCTGGTACTCGGTGCGGAGGAACTCCATGCGGGGGAACGTCGCCTGCTCGGCGAGGTTCTCCCGCGCCGCAAAGGCCGTCGCCTTGTTCGAGCTGGAGATGTCACCCACGATTTCGGGGGGCACGCGGTACGTCATCCGCACGAAGCCCATGAGGAACTTCCGCAGCTCCACCATCTGCATGTCGCGGAAGCTTGTATCCAGGCGGGCGAACGTCACCCGCCCACTGGTCAGCAGCAGCTTCCCCGCCTTGTCCGGCCCTTGGTGCTCGCGGGCCAGAGACTCCTTGAAGGCCTTCGCCCCCGCGCTGTTCGCGTCCGTCAGCCCCTCAATGGACGCGATGGCGGGCGGCAGCATGTTGTTCCAGAAGCTCGCTCGGAGAAACCGCGCCACGAACTCATCCGTGTCCAGCTCGTCGCCCAGCGCGAAGGCGGGTCCCACACCGCGCCCGAGCGGATCCTCCGGGTCGAGATTGCGCAGGTGCAGAACATCCGCCGCTGGAACCTGCCGCGACACACCGCCCACGGTGACAGTGAAGGTCCGCTGCTCACGCGGGACGTCCATCGCGGGCAGCCGCGTGACGACGTTGGGAGGCACCGGCCAGAAGCCCACGGGGAAGCCCGCCACGCGCTCCAGCACCAGGAAGGACTCTCCGACGAGGTCCAGGTACACCTGCACCAGCTTCGTCACGGAGCGGCCCGTCAGGTAGTCATTAGGGTCTGCGAGCATCCGTAGAACGGGATGGTCCGGCACTTCCTGGACTTCGCCCGCGTCGAGCATGGACTTCAGCCGCATGGCGCGGACCTCGCGCGTCGCGCTGCGCAGGGCGTAGTCCTTCACTGGCTGCCCATCCCGCGACACGCGGCGGTACACGCGCCAGTTCACTGCGGCCACCGAGTCCGCAACGGTATCCACCACCGTGCGCAGCCACGGCATCTCGCGGTACGCGGCGAGGAGCTGGGTGGTGCCACGACGCGGCGGCGCCTGCTGCCAGCGCGCCAGCTCAAGCCCTGTCCCCTGTCGCGGCTGGCGCACCACCGCCGACTTCATCCGGTTCCACAGTCCCATCCCGTCCACCCTCACAAGCAAAAGAACGAATCAGCGAACACCAGCTCGTGCGCGCCCCAGAGCAGGGCATCGACACGGTCATCGCGGCGGCCGTTGATGCCGCTGAACTTGGCAAGCTGGGCCTCCAGCTTCGGGAAGGTGCCCACCAGTTCAATTCGGCCCGTCTCCGCCAGGGCGCTTACCGGTTCGGCGCGCTTCGACTTCGCCTCCCGGGCGCGCACCGGCTTCACGTTGACCTGGACGCCCATCTCCGAGGCCACGGTCTGGATGGTCGTCTCCACCATCTCCCCGCCCGAGTTCACCTCGGCCACAAGGGCGTCACAGCCGAAGGCCAGGTACTCGCGGATCGCTGCGGCGGCCCACTCACGCGGCGAGCCCCGGAGGCTCGCATCCTTGAGCACGGAGATGCGCTTGAGGGGCGCACCATCCATCCCGGCAAGCGGACTGCTCCTCACGCCCTGGACGACGATGCCCGTCTCGTCCGAGCCCGTCTCGCTGGTGGGCGCCGGGTCCACGGACACGATGCGCCGGTCCAGGCCCCGCGCGTACTCGTGGGCATCCGCCTCCACCCTGCCCCACTTCGCCGAGCCGAAGATGGCACCGGGAACATCCATGAGCAGCCGGCCCAGCACCTCCTGCTGACCCCAGCGCGTGTGCATGAGGGCGCGCATGGTGGCGACGGCACTGGGCGCCAGGTTGGCGCGGTTGGCCAGGGAAGAGCCCGTGCGCAGCACCACGCCGGGCCGCAGCGCCTTCGATTCCGCGTCCGCGAAGAGCAGCTCCTCCAGCTTCTTCAACGGCCGGGGCGTGCCGGTGAGCAGCAGTTGGGGAGGACGCGCCGCGGTGCCGATGCGCAGCACCATGGGGAGCTGGTCCAGCGCCGCCATTTCGTGCTTCCAGGAAGCGGGCTCGTCGCCCCAGGCCCAGCCGCAGTTGGGGCCACGCAGCCGGTCCGGCTTATCCGCCGAGTAGCAGATGGCGTAGACGCCATTGGGCCACGTCACCCGGCGCTTGCTGGGCTCGTACACCGGTAGGAACCAGGGCGGCGACAGGGCCAGGATGCCGCTGGAGCCGCGAATCATCGTGTCGCGCACGTCGGCCGCCGTGGGGCCGATGAGGGCGCCAATCGTCTTCGCCTCGCGGGCCTTCTGAATCACCCAGCGGGCCCCGCTCCAAGTCTTCCCGAAGCCCCGCCCCGCCATGATGAAGCAGGTGGAGAAGGAAGCCGGGGGCACCTGCTCGCGCCGGGCCCAGAAGTCCAGGTCGTGGACGAGCGTTTCCACCTCGGGATGGGTGAGCTTCCCGAAGAGGCGCGCGAGGCCCTGGCGCGTGCCCGCGTGCTTCACCAGGTGCTCGGCGGGGGACTCGTCCGGGGCCAACGTCTCCACCATTCCGGAGAAGCGCAGGCGCTCGCGGTGGGCGACTTCCCAGGAAGGGGCGTCACGGGGCATCGTCGCTCCCTGCCTCGCTGGCATCCGCCTTGGGCTCCGGAGCATCCGGTAGGAAGCGCCCCAGCCGCTCCATGAGCAGCTCGCGCAGGGCGACCTCGTCGGCGGCCTTGTCCTCGGGCGCCTTCTCCTCGACGTTGTCGCGCCGGCCGTACAGCTCCGGGAAGCGACGGGAGAGCAGCCACTGGACGTGCTTCGGGTTGTGCGCGGCAGCCGCCATCAGCATGTCCGTGGCGGACTGCATGAACCTCGCTTCCGCCGCGCTCACCGCGAGGTGGAAGTCGCGGTAAACGCCGCGTTCCTCCCCCGCACCACGATGAAACCAGCGCGAAAGCGTCTGTTCGTTGATGCCAACGAGGCCCGCGACGGCTCTGCGGAAGAGGCCGCGCTCCAGGTGGCCGCAGATAAGTGCCTGAACTTCGGGAGTCAGCTTGGACGGGCGAGCCATTTCCCCTGTGAAATGGGGGCGGTTTCGCTGAAGAATTCGGCGCTACGCCCGACAAAACTCAGGGCGGCGCGGGCCGGGGCCGATTTTTCTCAAGATTTTTCGAGCGTGGGGGCCCGCCGAGCAAGGCTGAAAAGGGACGACCGTCCCAAATCTGGACCGGGGGGGGGGCATCACACCCACTCCCGCGCACATATAGAGTGTGACAGCTACATGCGGCTTGGGGAGACGCCCACAGGGCTAAACCAAACCTTCCCACAGGCTGAAATCAACCTGTAGCATCCGAGCATGAGCATTCCCGTTCCTGTCTTGGCAGCCTTCGGCTTCTACCTAACCCGTAAATTGCTGAAGACAAGCTCTCGCTCAAGGAAGAAGCGCACTCCTGGTGTGTACATGCAGATTGGGCGCAATGGTCGCGTCCGCTATGGGGAGTCGGAAAACGTCGAGCATCGCGCTCCTTTATCCGCACGAGAGAACATCGACTGCTTGGGACCTGATCCTGTCATCAAACTCATCCGCCGCGAACCAAACTTGGAAAAGCGCCGCATGCTCGAAACTCAGCTAATCACCGCGCATCGGGCCCGCGCACCAAATCAAGTTTGCAATCGCATTAATCGGTGACGACTCAGGCACCTGTCACGATGCGCTCGTGGCATGCCAGGAAGTCCACGCAGGACACCGCCCAGCGCCGCGTATACGCCCCGCCCTCGCACGTTTCGGTGACGGCCAGGGCTCCGGCGCCCCTCGGCACCTGGACGCCACACAGGACGCACGACGCAGCGTGCCGGTTGCGACGCAGCTCCGGCGTCCTGTCGGCACACGCGAGGTGACGCGGTCCCGTGCCCAGCGTGTACTCGATGCGCTCGCCCTTCAGCACGAGCGCGCCGCACGCGGCACAGGGGCCGCCACGCTGGGCGACGAGGACGGGCATCAGCGGCCCTTCGCCTCCATCCGCTCGCGCAGTTGCTCATGAGCACGGGCCAGCATCACGTCGAGCTGGCTCCGCGGCTGGTTCCACTCGATGGCCACCTGCCGCACGCCATGCGCCTTCTGGCCCAGCCCATGGACGCGGGACACCAGCTCGCGCAGCTGCGGATCCAACTTCAGCACCTCGCGCCGGAGGCGGGCGCACTCCTCCTGCACGGCATACAGCTCCTCGACGGTGGCCACCTCCAGCGCCAGGGCTGCGTCGTGAAGCTGCGTGGCGGAGTTGGGCAGTAACTCCGTGGGCGAGTCGCGGCTCACCAGCAGCGGCACGCGTGGCGTCTTCGCCTTGCCCTTGCGCCCACGCTGCGCGCTGTCTGACGGGTGGACGTCCGCGCTGTGCATGCGAATCTGGTCCATGATGGCGCGCCGGGCCCGCCACTCCACCCACGTGGCGAACGTCTGCCCGCCGCGCTTCTCGGGCTTATACGTGCCCACGGCTTTCAGCGCTTCGATGAGCGCCACCTGCACGAGGTCATCCTCTAGCAGCGAACCACTCAGCTTCTCGAAGGTCCTCGCCTGCCGACGAAGCTGGGGCTCCAGCAGGCGCAGCAGTGCGTCCGTCAGTTGCCGCGCTCGCGAGGCCTCTCCCGCCGCGTGTCGTCCGTGAATCTCGCTCACCAGCTCATCCGGGCTCGGCCGCGCCGTCCCACCTCGTGAAACACGGGCCTCACCCTTCGCTGCACGACGTCGCATCACTCCCCGTTCCTTCCGTGTTTCGAGAAAACCGCCGCACCCCATGCGACAATGTGGGCAACACCAAGCAATGCGCCTGCCATGTCACCCACGGAGGACAGTGCTCCGCCGAGAGTGAAACACCCGCCCTCGTGTGACAGGGCGCGGCAGCCGGCATGCCGCCCGGCCGTGTCCTGTTCGACCCGCATGGTTTCCTCCATTCGCCAGGACCTGGGGAGTAACATCCCCTTCTGACATGGGGCTCGCGGCCTGTAGCGCCGGGGCAGCGGCCCACCTACCCCTGCAAATGGGGGCGGACTTCCGGCGTGGCATTTCCGCGACGGGCGCCAAGGCCGGAGGGCGGCGAGCCCTTCACACACATCACTCTCGTTCTCTATCTCTATAGAGAGAATGAAAGAGAACTACATATATACGCGCGTAGGCCAATAGGAGATAGGGATAGTGCCCTGTGTGTGGTGTTGCCGTGTGTCTCGCGCGCATGAGACTGCCGGACAGCGCTGCGAGCCATCCGCGACAAGTGCCCCCATTGAAGCATGGCGAGGTCTCCTCCATGCCGGGCGTGGCCCGTCGCCACGCGGCTGGAGCACACATCACCCATGAAAGTCGCATTCTACGAATCAGCCCAGGACAACACCCCACGCGTTGAGGACTGGGACTGGACACGGCTGCGCGCCCTGCTCACCAAGCACCGTCGCAGCCGGTGCCCCCAGATACCCTGCCCCGGCCGTTGCCCCGCGAAGAATGGCCCCGCCTGGAGCCCGGTGGACATCGGCGAGCGACGCGGCAACGACTTCGTCCGTGCCGTCACGCTGGCCGTCTTCGACCTGGACCACCTGAAGGCGGAGCAACTCGCACCCCTCGAAGCGCTGGAGAGCGGCGGCTACGCCTACGCCCTGCACAGCACGCACAGCCACCGACCACCAGACTTCTGCATGCGCCTCGTCATGCCGCTGAGTCGCCCGGTGCTCCCGCGCGAATGGCCCACGGTACGGACCGCAGCCCTGGCGCTGTTACGCGTGCAGGCAGACCCAGCCACGAAGGACCTGTCGCGGCTCTACTTCCTGCCCGACGCGCCCGAGGGAGCGGAGTGCTTCGCGGAGAGCGCGGAGGGCAAGCCGCTGGACGTCGAGGCCCTCCTGGCGTCGCCGCGCACAACACTGCCGCTCCCATTGCCGCCAGCCACCGTGGACATGCAGCACCTGGCCACGCTGCTGCGTCGCCATGCGCGCCCGGAGAACAAGCCGCTCGTCGGCCGGGCGCTTCGCGGCGAGGCGCTGGCTCCCCGCGGCAGCCAGGACACCTCCCTGCAGCAGCTCATGAGCACCGTGGCCTTCTGCCTGCCCAACGACACGCCGGACGTGGCCGTCATCGAGTTGCTGCGCCCGTGCTTCGCCGCTACGGACTGGGGCGACGGCACCGAGCACCTCATGACCCAGGCCCTGAAGAAGCTGCACCGGGCCCGAGCACGCAAAGTGGAACGCGACACGAAGCGCCTCGCGGAGAACCATGACCTCGTCGCGCTCCTGGGCACATCCTCCGGGGCAGCGTCGTCCGCAGAGAAGCTGATCCCAGCGGACGAGGGGCAGGAAGCGCCGGAGGCATGGGGAAAGGCGCTGCTCACCTACGAGACGCGCGAGGGGGAGACGAAGTTGCGCAACTGCGAGGCCAACTTGTCCATGGTGCTCCTGCGCTCGCCTGAGTGGCGGGGGACGCTGCGCTTCAATGAGACGTCGAAGGAAATCGAGCACACGGGCAGCCCGCTGCGCGCGGACGTGCGCCAGGACGACCTGGATACGGAAATCGCCGTCTGGGTCCAGGGCAGTAGCTACGGGCGCCTGGGTCTCATGCCGCGCCCCGCCCAGGTGCGCGACGTGCTTCGCCAGGTAGCCCACGCCAACGCCTACGACCCGCTGCGCGACTACCTGGAGGGACTCGTCTGGGACGGGACGCCGCGCATCGACACCTTCCTGGAGCGCTACCTGGGCGCCAGCGGCGACATGGCGCACCTGCGGACCATCGGTCCCAAGTGGCTCATCAGCGCCGTGGCGCGGGCCCTCAAGCCGGGCTGCAAGGTCGACACGGTGCTGATTCTTGAGGGGCCCCAGGGACTGAGGAAGTCCACGGCTTTCCGGGTGCTGGCGAGCGAGTGGTTCAGCGACGCGACGCTGGACATCGGCCACAAGGACTCCGCGGCGCTCGCATCCCAGTTCTGGGTCATCGAGTTGGCGGAGCTGGACGCCGTCCGGCGCGCGTCGGATGTGCAGGCCCTCAAGGCCTACGTGTCGCGAAGCGAGGACACCTACCGGCCGCCCTACGGGCGCGTCACGGTTCGCACGGCGCGGCGTTGCGTCTTCGTCGGCACCACCAACAGCGAGGAGTACCTGCGCAACGACCCGAGCGGCTACCGGCGCTGGTGGCCGGTGCGCTGCACGTCCATCGACATCGAGGCGCTGAAGGCGGACCGCGCGCAGCTCTGGGCGGAGGCCGTGGCGCGCTTCCGAGAGGGCGAGAAGTGGTGGTTGTCGGAGGAGGAAATCCCCCGCGCCGAGTCCCAGGCGAAGGAGCGCAGCGAGACGCCGAACGACGGGAAGCGGGATGCCATCGTCCAGTGGCTCCTGCGCATGCCGCCCGCGCGACGCCCGGTGGACGTGCCCCTACTGACGGTGGCGGAGGAGGCGCTGGGCGTCATGAAGGGCAACCTCAACGCGGCCACGGACAGGGAAATTGCTAGCGTCCTGCGTGACCTCGGCTTCCGGAAGCGCATCCAGAGCGTGGCCACCGTGCGGCGCCGAGTCTGGGTTGTGCCCGAGGCGCTCCGTACCGCGCCTGAGGAGCGGGGCCCTGCACCTGCCGCACTGGAAGCCCGAGTCTCCCACAATTAGCTCTCCGGCTTCTTGAAGCTGTTGAACTGGACCACGCACGATTGAACTGCAAACCTTCCCAAGAGACAGGCGCCCATACGAGGCTGCATTAGAAGTAACTATGCCGCACCGCCCGCTGGGATAGATAGAGGCATGGCAGGATCCTAGAGCATGTGGGACATTCGATACAGCGGTGGCAACCAGCGAGGCTTAGAATGAGTGAATCGACCACGACACATGCAGGCAGTCCAGAAGAGACCAAGAGATTCCATGGCAACGCGGGTGAATTTCTTGTGCTTGGGGAGCTATTAAAAAGAAAAATAGAGGCATACCTTGCCCTCGGAAAAACACAGCGCGACTGGGACATCGGAGTAATTCTGCACAACCGAAGCGCACCGCTTCGCGTATCAGTAAAATCCGTCGACTGGCCCCAAAAAATCGCCACCCAAATAAGACCTAGCGCCAAATTCGACGTTCTCGTGATTGTTCTTCTGAATGGCGAGAAACCATCAATCTTCCTCGTAATCCCTCAAAGGGACGTATCGAAGCTGCTTGATGAAAAGAAGGTAGACCGACCAGGCGGAACACGAACGATAACCGTTCGAGCCAGCTATCGAGACCCCAACAGCAAACCAAAGAATGCGGACAAACAATTCACGCAATACGAACACAAATGGGAACATATCGCCGCACACCAGCCAGAAACCACTCAACACACAACAACCAACTCGCATCCCACCAAGAAAGGAGCTTGAGCCATGAAGGAAAAGACATACAAAACAGGATTTACCTACACTCAACGCAAATTGCTCGACAAGGCGCTCTCCGAATTTGTGGTCGAACATGCACGCAAATTTGGACTACCCGAAGAAGCAGTCACGCAAGAAATTAGATATTGGCAACAGTCAACCTCCCAATGGCGCACAAACCCCACGCAGACAGAAAAAAAGAAGAGCTTCAGACAGTGGGGGGCACGATGCTGGCTCTGCGAGGTCCCGATTGGCGCAATCACAGGTGCTACTTTTCACCATCTGCGGCGAGGGGTTGCCAACCTTCACTCTCCCGAAAACTTAGTCCCCCTTCACCGAGACAAGGAATTTGGCTGCCACGAAAAGCTTCACAATGCTCCGCCAGGCAGTCTCACTGCGGGTTCCCTCAGGGGACGTTGAACCAAGCGGGCAGGCTCCGGCGCTGCTCCCGCATTGGCATAGCCTAAGCTGTGATGGCCTGATTGTTGGCCCCTTTGGCAGCGCGGCTCTCCGTCCCCGAGATTTTCACGTCGCTTGCGATCGGAGCCACGGCCGGAAGTTGCCCCCATTAAATGGGTGGTGAGTCACTCCGCCGAAGAAGTCACACGCCACGCTGTTGAAAGCGGCGTCCTCCGCAGACTGTCTGTCTCCCAGCTGCGGAAGTTCGCCCTCTGCGAGCGTGCGTGGTTCTTCGCCAAGGTCCTCCGGCTGCCTGAGCGGCCCCTCAAGGCCCGAGACCTTGGCACCGCAGTCCATGCCCAGCTTGAGTACTACCTGCGCACGGGTGAGGACGTGCTGGGTGCCCTCGCGGCGGCCGGCAAGCACCTGCTCCCCGCCCCAGGTCCTGACCTCCTCGTAGAGGAGCACTTCGGCCAGCCCTCCCCTCTCTTCGCTAATGGCATTCCGCTCACCGGCTACATCGACCTCGTCAACCCGCGACGCCTCGCCGAGGGCGTGCTGCGCGTCACGGACCACAAGACGACGAAGTCTATCGCCAGCTACGCCGCCACGCCCGAGCAGCTCACCTCTGCCGCCCATGACGCCGGCATCCAGATGGTGGGCTACGGCTACTGGGCCGTCCTCGCCGCAGAGCGCTTCCCGGGGCTGAAGCGGCTGGAGCTGGAGCACCTCTACTTCCAGACCCACGGCGCGCGGCTCGCGCGCTCCGTCGTCGCCACCGTTAGCGTCGAGCACGTCCGCGACGAGTGGCACACGCACGTCGAGCCGATGGCGCGCCGCATGCGCGACGTCGCGCGGGCCACCTCCCCCAGCCAGGTCAAACCCACCTGGAGCGCCTGCCAGAAGTACGGCGGGTGCTCCTTCCAGGCGCAGTGCCTCAACTCGCAGTCACAAGGAAGCAAGCCCATGGCCCTGATGGACCGCATCCTCAAGCCCCAGACTCCGCCCACGCCGCCCGCCGCATCCGCGCCCGCCCAGGCCGCCACGGAGCTGGAGTTGGCCGCGGTGCTGCCTCCGGACGCCCCGAAGAGTGATCCGGCGCTCGCGTCCATCCCAGCGCCCGAGCAGGCCGCCTTGCCGGCCAGCGACGAAGCCCCGCGCCGCAAGCGCCGCACGAAGGCGGAGATGGAGGCCGCCCGCACCTCCGACCCCAGCCGTCCCGCCGAGGGCAGCCTGTCCCTGTTCGTGGACTGCGTGCCCAACTGCCCTGCCGAGCCGCTGGCTGGCTACGTCGGCCGCATGGTGGCAAAGATTGAGCAGGAGTGCGGCGTGGTGGATATCCGCGTCGCTCCCAACGACTCGCCCCTGGCCTACGGGAAGTGGAAGGGCGTCCTGGCCGCCACCATCCGCGCCGAGCCTCCCGAGCCCGGCACCTACGCCGCCCTGGGCGTGGCCGGCAGCGAGCTGATGCAGGTGGCCGTGGAAGCCCTGGAGCCGCTCTGTGGCACGGGGCACTTCGTCCGGGGCGTCCGGTAGCGAGGGCCGCCCGTGAAGCTGCTTCAGCGCCTTGGCGTGTCCCTCCCGCCGTCACAACCACCGGGCGACGTGCCCCCAGTGGCCGAAAACTACTCGCGCACGGGCCGCTCGCCCGTGGGCTGGTCCTCGGACCTCTCCCGCATCCTCGCCCTACCCCGCCGCGACCTGGCTGCGTCCTACACAGCGGCGGACGTCGAGGCGCTGGAGGCACAGCTACGCGCCCCAGCGGGCCCGTGTGGCTGCGCGGCCATGTCCCCTGCCCGTCCATGCCCCACGCGCCTGCGGCGCGTCCAGGCCCTGGCGTTGCTGGAGGCGTCTCGCGTGGGCGGGTTGCTGGGGCCCATCGGCACCGGCCACGGCAAGGAGTTGACGACGTTCCTGATGCCCATGGTGATGCCGGCCTGCCGCGTGGCGGTCCTCTTCATCCCGGCCAACCTGCTGCCGCAGTTCACCGCGGAGTGGGACTACTACGGCGCGCACTGGAGCCTGCCCAACCTCGCGGGCGGGCGCTGGTTCCGTCCCGGCCTGCCGGTGCTGCACGTTATCTCCTACAACAAGCTCTCCAGCCAGGAAGCCACGGACCTGCTGGAGCGCATCCGCCCGGACCTCGTCATCCTCAACGAGGCGCACAACCTCAAGGACCCGAAGGCCTCGCGCACTGGCCGCTTCCTTCGCTACTTCGAGAAGCGGCCGGAGACGCGACTCGTGGCCCTGTCGGGCACGTTCGCGTCCAAGAGCATCAAGGACTACGCGCACCTGTCGCGGCTGGCGCTGCGCGAGGGCTCGCCCCTGCCGCTGGCGCATCATGTCGTGGAGGAATGGGGCACGGCGCTGGACCCGGGCAAGGTGATTGCCCCACCTGGCGCGCTGGAGCGGCTGTGCGAGCCCGAGGAGCACGTCCGCGAGGGCTTCTGCCGCCGTCGCAACAACACGCGCGGCGTCGTGGCCACGGACGAGAGCGCGCTCGACAAGCCCCTCGTCATCCGCCCACGCTACCCGGGTCCGGTGCCTGCGGAGCTGCTGGCGCTTATCGAGCTGGCCCACGGTGGCGAGCGCCCGGACGGAGAGCAGTTCCAGGAGCAGCTCCAAGCCATCGCCTGCGCGCGTCAGCTATCGGCCGGGTTCTTCCACCGCTGGTGCTACCCTCGGGGCGAGCCCCCAGAGCTGATCGAGGAGTGGTTCGCGAAGCGGAAGGCCTGGAACAAGGAGGTGTGGGAGGAGCTGAAGGGCGAGCGCCGCGAGCATCTGGACTCACCGGGGCTGCTCACCAAAGCCGCTATCCGCGCGCACATGTCCCCGCCCTACGAGGGCGACAAGCCGGTGTGGGATGCCTCAACGTGGACGGGTTGGGCGGAGATTCACGACGCGGTGCAGCCTGAGCCGCAAGCCGTGTGGGTGTCGGACTTCCTCGTGCAAGACGCAGCAGAGTGGGCGCGGACCCAGGTCGGAATTGTCTGGGTGGAGTTTCCGGAGCTGGGGGAGCGGATCGCCCGCGCAGCCGGCGTGCCGTTCTACGGCGGAGGCCGGGCCGCGTCAGAAGCCATCCTCCAAGAGAGCGGGCGGCGCTCCATCGTCGCGAGCATCAAGGCACACGCGACGGGCAAGAACCTCCAGCAGTTCTGCCGCAACCTCGTGGTGACACCGCCTTCGGACGGCGCCCTCTGGGAGCAGCTTCTCGCGCGCACGCACCGCCCTGGGCAGAGGGCGGCATGCGTCGAGGCGGAGGTGTGCCAGCATACGCGCGACTACACCGATGCCTTCGTGACCGCCCGAGAGAGAGCTTTGTTCATCAAACAGACAGACGGGCAAATCCAGAAGCTACTACTAACTCAATAATCACCTTTGTCCACGCCACTTGTCGAACCCAGCAATCAAATTCCTCACACACGCCGATGCCTTTTCCTTTGTGTCACATTCGCTTGCCAGAACCCGCTCAATTAGCGCCCCCTCCATCTTAAAAATCCGGGTACGACGATCTGCCTCTGCCGGACTCTCCACATGAACTGTATCCCCATCCACTTCAACAACCATCATCGCCCCATCCTTGAGCACGATAAAGTCCGGCTCAATGCGCTGGTACGCGCCAGCCCCCCCTCGAAGAAAAACAGGCAGAGGCGCAAACGCCACGCCAGCAGCCTTGAGCGCTCGATAAACATGTATCTCCACCCCCGATCGAAAAAGCAGCCCATCTTCCTGTCTCGACGGAAGATTATCAGAGCGAACCCTCCCTTGATTATTAATCCCTTCCCCTCTCAGCCATCGCTTTGCATCAGTTCGCCAGTCATCCAAACCGGAAACGGCCACATTAATTGAAACATCGCGAATCCAATCATTAAAGCCATCCTGCCCAAGCTCACGCGTGACCTTCAAAATATTCGCGCAACAAGAATCAGACATCTCCTGATCCATCTGCTTATAGTACTTAAGGGGGAGTCGAATCCTAATCAACCACTGGCAATAATCACCGTCAGACTCCATCAACTCAAATCCCAAATCACCCGCAGTCAGAACTGCAACCTCTCTCGCAAGGCCATCGTACTTTAGAAGCTGAACGACTTTCGAGAAATACTCATCCGCCTTCGCCGCAAACCCCGGGCCAGGAGGGGGGCGTCTTGCCTCTTGGCCGGGATTCTCTAGGTAAGAAAGAAGGCCATCAAACGAATGACGCACATGTACTCGTCGGTCAGAAAAGTTTGCAAAACCCCTCCCAATAAAGTCTCCGAACTCCGACAAGGTCCTGCAAGAGCGAACATACTCCGGCACGAATCTCGCGATGGCTGGTTCGCCGATCAACAGCTTGCGCAAACGCCGATATTCACTGTCGCTCTCAGGCTGGGAACACTCATTTGAACGCTCTACCAGCAACTCCTTGAATTGCTCCGCGTCCTCAAGCCTGACAACGTTCTTCGATTGCTCTGACATCGTCGCCACCTCGGCGGCATTAGTTTCGCCCGACATTACCACACAGGCTCCAGCTTGGTCGCCTCCTGACCTGGGCGCCACGCATCCTCTAGAAACCGCCCCCATTAAAACTGGTGAGGACGTCTCTTGACGTCTCATCACCCGAAAGGGGGAGCAACGGGCATGAGCAACGCAGCATTTTCACGAATCGTCAGCGCCCAGGCGGCGCTCGGCGCGCAGTACCTCAAGGCCGGGCGCTACCGCCTGGAGGTGCAGTCCATCCGCACCAAGGACGGCTTCAAGGGCCTGTCCGCCATCGCTGAGCTGAAGGTCGTGTCCGCCGAGCGGACGCAGCCCGCCAACGAGCCCAGCCGCATCGGCATGGTGGCCTCCTACGTGGAGAACCTCTCCGACGCGAAGAAGAACGGCGGCGGGCGCTTCAAGGCCTTCGTCATGGCTCTGGCCGGCGCCGAGGAAGAGGAACTGTCCCTGGAGCAGCTCGCCAAGTTCACGGGCGAGAAGCAGGCCGGGACGTTCCTCCTCATCGACTGCGAGGTCTTCCCCAAGACGCTGCCCGAGAAGGACGGCAAGCCCGGGAAGGTCATCGAGGGCTACCGCTGGAGCACCGTCAGCCCCACGGACGACGAGTTGGCGGCCATCGAAGCGAAGCGCGCCGAAGCGAAGCTGCCGGCCCTCGCAGTCGCCCTGGCCTGAGCAGTCCCCTCCTCCAACACCGCTGAGCACCTGGCGCGTCCCCCACCGCCACGGCTGGCCCACGACACGGGCCTCTTCGTGTTGTGCCCACCTCCCTCTTCGGCTTCGACACCGAGACGCACCTCATTCAGCCCGGCCTCCTCGCCCCGCCGCTCGTCTGCGCCTCTGTCGCGCACGCGGCACCGGGCTGTGAGCGCCTCTTGTCCGCCGCCGAGGCGCGCAACTGGTTCCGAGACGCCCTCGCCTCCCCTGACGTCCACATCACAGGAGCCAATCTCGCCTACGACCTGGGCGTCATGTGCGCGGACGACGCGCGGCTCGTGGATGCCGTCTTCGGTGCGGCCGAGGCCGGGCGCCTGCATGACGTCGCCATCCGCGAGGCACTCATCGACATCGCCCGAGGACTGCATGGCGTGGATCCGGAGACCGGCCGCCAGTTGGGAGACGACGAGGGCGCCCGCTATCCGCTCTCCCTCCTGGTGAAGCGCCACCTGGGCCTGGACATCAGCGCCGAGAAGAAAGCCCCGGACGCATGGCGCCTGCGCTACGCGGAACTCGATGGTGTGCCGTTGGAGAAGTGGCCCACCGCCGCCGTGGACTATCCGAAGCGCGACGCCCGCTTCACCCTGGACGTCCACTTTGCCCAAGAGCACGTCGCGGCCAGCGTCCCCAACGGTGGCAACCTTCACGCGGAAGGAGACCAGGTCCGCGCTGCCCTGGCGCTGCACTTCGCATCCATCTGGGGGCTGCGTACCCACGGCCAGCGCGTCGCGGAGCTGCGGCAGCGCGTAGAGGCGCAGTGGAGCGCAAACCGCGCCCGATTCCTCGCCGCAGGCATCTTCCGGCCGGACGGCACCAAGGACTCGAAGCGCCTCTCCGCGCTCGTCTCCGCCGCCTACAACGGCTTGCCACCCGTCACCTCGCCCACGGAGCGCTTCCCGGATGGGCAGGTGGCCACGGACAGGGACACGCTCATCGACTCGGGCGATCCGCTGCTGGAGGAGCTGGGCAAGGCCGGCAAGGTGGACAAGTACCGCTCCACCTACCTGGGCAAGCTGGAGGCCGGCGTCACGCGGCCCCTCAACCCGCGCTTCAACGTGCTGGTCTCCACGACGCGCGTCTCCAGCGACTACCAGCAGCTTCCCCAGCGGGGTGGCGTCCGCGAGTGCCACGAGGCCCGCCCTGGCTTCGTCTACTGCTCCGTGGACTACGCAGGCCTGGAGCTTCGCACCATGGCCCAGCGAGCCATCTGGGACGTGGGCTGGTCGCGCATGGCCGATGCGCTGCTGGCGAAAGAGGACGTCCACACGTCCGCCGCTGCGACGTTCCTCGGGGAGAGCTACGCCGCCCTCCTGCCGCGCGTGAAAGCGAAGGAGGCTACGGCCACGTCCTTCCGCGCCCTGGCCAAGGTCTTCAACTTCGGCAAGGGCGGGGGCATGGGCGCGGGCGCCATGGCCTACCACGCACGGGCGAAGGACGACGTCCGCTTCTGCCTGCTGGCGAAGGTGGCGGAGACGTGCGGCGTCGAGCGTGTGCCCGTGCGCGTCCAGGGCAAGGTGAAGATGGTCTGCGCAGCGTGCGTCGAAGTCTCCCAGCGCTACGGCGACAGGTGGCTGGACGCGTGGCCCGAGCAGCGGGAGCTTTTCTCCAAGGCAAGCCGCCTCACCTACGGCGACCGGCTCGTGGACGTGATGATTCCCGGGGCCAACATCCTCCGGGGCGGGTGCGGCTACACGCAGTGGCTCAACACGCCCTTCCAGGGTCTGGGCGCCGTGGGCGCGAAGCTGGCCACCTGGCGCGTCGCCCGGGAGATGTACACGGCCAGGCGCTCCCCTCTTTGGGGCTCGCGGCTCGTCCTCATGGTGCACGACGAGTTGGTGGCGGAGCTACGCGCGGACTGCCCCAACCGGCTGCACGACACTGCCGAGCGCATGGCGGAACTCATGCGACAGGCGATGCGCGAAACGACGCCGGACCTCGCCAATGCCGTCGAAGCCGAGCCCGCCCTCTCGCGCGTGCTGTCGAAGGACGCGGCCACGGTCCGAGATGCTGCAGGACGCCTTCTGGTGTGGGAGCCAGCAGTGCGGGCCGCCGCGTAAATCACCCGCAGTGGCTGCCCCCATTGCAGGAAGGTGAACTCCGAACGAGCACCTACCCGCGATGAGGGTGCCACGAAGCTTGTCGCCATCGACCCGGGGCTGCGTCACTGCGGCATTGCCCTCTTCGACGTCGCCTCCGGATCGCTCCTCTGCGCTGGGCTGCCGAAGAACTCCGGACCCGCCCATGGAGCGTTGTCGCTCGCATCGTGGGCCTCCATGGCTGGCGCGGTCCATAAGTGGCTACGTCGACGCGCAGACGAAGAGCCCTTCCAACTCGTCATCGAGCTGCCCCGCGTCTACGCAGCCGCACACCAGCGGGGCGACCAAAACGACCTCATCCAGCTTGCCGGTGTCGTCGGCATGCTGGGAGGCGCCCTGGCGCCTGTTGCGAATCGCCGAAGCGTCTACCCGCGCGACTGGAAGGGCACCCTCAACGCGGACGCGTTCATCGAGCGCATCAAACAGCGCCTCGACGCCGCCGAGCACCTGCGCGTCGAACTGCCGGCCACGCACAACCTCCACCACAACGTCTGGGACGCCATCGGCATCGGGCTGCATGCCCTCGGTCGTCTCTCGCCCCGTCGCGTCTTCCCGAGGTGAACGTGGCCACGCAACCGACCGGCCCTGAACTCGATGGTCCTGCCGTTACCGTGGAGCGCGCGACGAAGCTGCTGCATTGCAGTCGCGCTCAGGTCTTCGCGCTGCTGAAGGAGGGGCGCCTCGTTCGTGCCCCCCGGTTTGGACGGGAAACAACGCTCGTCACCGCATCCGTCCTCGCAATCCTGCGGGTCGGCACACCTCCCCCCCAGCCCATTCAGCGGCTCGCGACCCGTTCCAAGCGTCGCGCGGCAGCACTTCGCACCGTTCCGCTGGATGGCATCATCAAGCGGACTGACGACCCGCCTCGCTGACGTCAACAGGGTCGTCCGGGTGGAGCAGACGCAGCGGGAAGATGATCATTGGGGGCACCTGTACCCCCTCGTAGAAAAGCTTCGTCGTCCGAGTGCTCAGGTGGCCCATGACGGCCGCTACCATCTCCAGGGCAACACCACCCGAGGTCGGCTTAACGACCTGCCCACACTCTGATGACCACGTCGCGAAGGAGTGCCGGAGTTCGCTCGGGTGGATGGGCTCGATTTCTTCGCCTGGAAACTGATTCCCGAGCCGGGCTGCCGCGTACCCAAGGCATTCGTGGATGGTGCTCCCCCTTGGGGACCTCTTGCGCGCCACGAGCCTCCGCGCAGCTGCGAATGCCTGCGCATCCAAGCTGACGATGTGCACCCGGCCGTTCTTATGCCGGAAGCTGACGGTTCCCCAGATGCCGCAGGGATCCTTCACTTCGCGCAACTCCCCAGCTCCCGAGGCCATCCGGGAGATCTCGGAGTCATGCATGCCCGTCTTCGCGCGGAGGCAAAGGACATCCCGGACAGGTTGGCTCTTGATTGCCGCATAGAAGCGCTCCACCAATGCCATTGGGTAGCCCTTCGTCCGCCGGCCCTTCTCCGCTACGGAGGGAGGAACCCTGAGTTCCAGCGTGGGGTCCTCGGCCGGCTTGAGTCGGTCCTCCTCCCGAAGCCAAGCGGTCATCGACTTGAGTGCGATGATCCGACTCTTCCGTGCCGTCTTCCATTCGGTGAGGCACCGTCGCAACTCCCGGAGTTGCACCTTGCGCAGGTCGCGTCCGCCAAGCGCATCAGCCCAAGCCGCAAGGTAGTTCCGGACGCTGCGCCTGTACTCCAGGCTGCGGCCTTTCTCGGTGAGGTGCGCCATCAAGCCCGCGAGGACATCCTCATCGATCCGGACTGGCGCGTCGTCGGCCGCCGCCTGTCGCCGCGTGCGGTAACCGTCCGGGTTACGCTCCCAGAGTGCGAGTTCCGCCAGCGCGTCCCTCTCGCTCGCAACGTCCAGCGCCACCACCCTACGCTGTCGCTCAATTACCCACACTTGACGACCCCGGGCCTCACGAACTCTTCCCCCGGCCCACTTCCCGATCCACTTCGGTGCTGTTCCCACTTCGGTCCTCGGTCGTTAGCACGTCGTTAGCGCGTGCCGTCCGAGTCCTGAATGGGGGCGTTTCCCCTCTGATGGCCTGTGGGCTAGAACTCGCCTTCAAAACCGGTGAGGGGCCGTGAGAGCGGTCCCTGGTGAGTTCGATTCTCATGCCCTACCGCCACTTTTTCCCTCTAAAATCGTGGGTTTACGGTCGGCTCTCGGCGGAGCTGAATCGTTCGGATAGGTGCACAGGCGTTCAGTGGGCTACGTACAAATTGCGCACAGACTTCGTGCACTCAGACCCATCTCGCGCATCAACCGGGTTCGCTGATGGAGATCGCGTCAAGGGAGCAGTGCTCTGCTGCGACCCGCGAACGGCATACCCACCTATTCGAGCAGACCTGCTCGCTCAGCCCTGCCCCTCAGCGCTTCACGAAAGGCCCTCGGGGCACAGGAGCCGAGACTTCTTGCGCCCTGCGTCGCCCCCTCATGGCCAGCAGTCAGGGGACAGGCGTGCGCCAAGGAGAGGTCTATGGCCAGTGGACCGGCACGGCCTACCGCCCTTCTGGCACCACCGCAGCCTTTCTGCCTCTCAGCACATCCACCGCCCACCGAGGCTGTCCTGCCTCTGCTTTTGCTGTCAGGCGCGGTCTATCTCCCGCGTCACCGCGAGATGTAAAGTCGAGGCACTCACCCAGATTGGCACAGAACCTCTTCCGCGGAGACAACACACGGTATGGCCGAGGAAGAGATCATCGAACTTGATGACGTCGGGCAGTACGAGCCCCTCACGGTCAGGCTCAAAGGGCTCATTCAGACCTACCCGAAGAACGTCGGCATCCTGAAGGAGTTCATCCAGAACGCCGACGATGCCGAGGCCTCCAAGGTCCGCATCATCCTCGATGCGCGCACGCACACCGGGCCCCTGCCCGCGCGGGAAATGGATGTGCTGCAGGGGCCCGCGCTGCTCGTCTTCAACGACAAGCCCTTCAAAGAAGCGGACTTCGCCAACATCCGGCGCATTGGTGACAGCGCCAAGGTGGGCGAGGAGACGAAGACCGGGCGATTCGGCCTGGGGTTCAACTCCTGCTACAACGTCACGGACTACCCGTGCCTGCTCTCGCAGGATCGGCTCATCCTGTTCGATCCCCATGAGCGGTTCCCGCAGCGCAAGGAGCGCAAGGCTGGCCGCGCGGCCGTTGGCTACCCACTGACCAGCCACCTCTGGGAGAAGTACCCGGGCCTCTTGAGACCCTTCGAGGTGGCGGGACTGCAGCGTGGGCAGCTGTCCTTCGAAGGCACCATCTTCCGGCTGCCTCTTCGTGCCGAGGAGCACCGAAGCGACATCTGCCAGGAGCCGTTCACGCTGGAGGACTGCGACCGGGTCTTCGGGCAGCTCGCTCAGATGGGGGAAGAGCTGCTGCTCTTCCTGAAGCACGTGCTCAAGGTTCGTGTCGACGAGTTGCTCCCGGGGAGTGGCTTGCGCCAGCGGCTCCTGTTCGAGACGCTCAATGGAGAGACGGTAGAGGCCCACCGCGGTCAGGTCCGGCAGGCCATGAGCCGCTCCTCCAAGGAACCGCTCCAGGCCCCTGAACGCGTGAGCTACCTCCACGAGATCCAGGTCACCCGGGGGAAAGCTCCGCAGACCGCGCTTTGGCGCGTGGTCAGCGGCGTCTACACAGATCCAAAGGGGGAGTTGCGGGCCGCCGCAGAGTCCATGCAGAAGCTCGGGCAGAAGGCGATCCCGTGGGCTGGAGCGGCCGCCCGGCTCGAGAAAGGACCGGGCGGAGAGCTCGCGGCCAGGGCCATCCCGGGAAAGCTCTACTGTGGACTGCCGCTCGCCAAGGCCGACAGCAACTTGCCTGTCCACCTCAACGGCTACTTCGATGTGAACTCCGCGCGCGAGGGGCTGACCGCGGATGCGTCGCTCATCGGCAAGGACGGCACCCGGCACGTCTGGAATCAGGCGCTGCTGCAGCACGCGGTAGCGCCCGCGTACACGGCCCTGCTCACCGAACTGGCTAAAGAGGTGGACGCCTCCTCGGTGGAGGCGCTCTACCGGCTATTCCCGGATCCCGAGCGGGCTGTGCCGGAAGCACTTCAGCACTTCCCCAAACACGTCTACACGCTTCTGGCCCAGGAGCGCGTCATCCACTGCGTGGGGTCCTCCGCGCCGTGGGCCCGGATCGGCGATCTGCTTCCCCCGCCGGCCGAGTGGCAGTCCCAGTTGCAGGAGCCGCTATGCGCTCTGAGCATGCCCATTCCGGAGCCGTCTCTTCCCGCGCACATCGTGAAGGGCTTCACCGCCGCCAGCGTCAAGCTCAACTACCTCACGCCGGTCATGCTGCGGGAGCGGCTGCTTGTGAAACAGCCCTTCAATACCCCGCTGGAGAACGCGGCGGATCCCGCTCTGCGCCGCCGCGAGTGGGTGGTCCATCTGCTCAAGTTCTGCAAGCAGGACATCAAGACCGGACGTGAGCTGATTGGCCTGCCGTTAGCCATCCTTGAGGATGGTCAGCTTTGCACCTTCTGGACTTGGAATATCTACTTGGCCAACAAGGCCGAGCGCGCGTTGGTTCGCAATCCGCACTGGTTCCTGGAGGAACAGTTCCGAAAGGACACGCAGCTCAACGAGCTGCCCCAAGCAGGGCTGCTCGAGATGACGCCCGCACACCTGTTGGCGTGCGTGAAGAAGGCTTTCCCCCAGCTCGGCGCGGCCGCCCCGTGTCCCTGGAGTCCTGCGGAGCCTCAGCCTCCGAATACTCCCTGGCTGACCGAACTTTATGGCTACCTCGCCAGCGAGAAGGCACGCACTGCGAGCTTGACCGGCTTGAACGAGCTCGCCATGGTGCCAGACGAGCGGAAACACCTGCATCGGCCTGGCCGGACGGATACTCCCCTGCTTTTGTCCGAGGAGCAGGCCCGGGATACGGAGCTGTGCCAAGTCCTGGAAGCGTTCAGCATTCCCAGGATCACCGGAGCCGAGGGGCTGCTCAGCGCCATCCGCCAATTCACCTCCACCCACCCTCAGGGGCACATCCGGCAGCTGGGAGCCACCACGCTGATCGAGGCGCTCGGCGCCTCCCACAAGACCTGGACCGAGCGGGCCCGGAGCTATGACCCCAAGGTGCATGAGGTGCTCCTCGACCTGCTCTCCCAGCCAGTGTGGCTGGACAGCATGACGCCACAGCACATCAAGCTCCTGCGCGCACTGCCGATCTTCCCGACGACGGACCACCAGCTCGTCCGGTTGGATGATCCTCAGGTCTACCAACCCACGGACTTGACGCCGCCACCCACGGCCGGGAGAGCGCACCTTCTCAAGGTCTCCACGGCCCGGCGGAAGCTATTCGCCAAGCTCAACGTCCCCAGCCTTAGCCGGGATCTTCTGATCCGCAATGTACTGCTGCCCAGCTACGCGCAGATGCCATCACCAGAGCAGGTACGGGTTCTGGACTGGCTCCGCGACAACCTCCGCAAAGCGTACAACGAAGCGAGCAAGGCCGGTGACGAGGGAGGGGACGCGCTGAAGAAGCTCGTCACGCAGGCTCCGCTCATCAGGTGCCGCGATGGCAAGCTCTACCCTGCGGCCAGCCTCTATGATCCGCGGAAGCATCTCGTCAAGGACGTGCTCGGCGACGCGGCCCTCTTCCCCGATACGCAACAGACCTACTCCGACTCCACCGAGGACTGGCTCTCCTTCTTCTCCACGCTGGGGATGGCCGAGGCGCCTCACCCGCAGGACCTGCTCGCCCACGTGGACAAGTTGATCAAGCAGGCCGAGGCCGAGGGCCCCCCGGGCGTCTCGGAGAGCCTCATCAGGGTCTACGAGTATGTCGCCGACCACTGGAGCGAGTTCAAGGACGCCAAGGTGCGGAACGGGAACGGTTCTCCCGTGACGCTAGCTGGAGCGCTGGCGAACCGCCGCTGGCTTCCGGCTCAGACCGATCCAGCCGCATTGAGCCAGTACGCGGCCGCAAAGGTTCCCCAGGCGCGGCTCTATGCGCCCTCGGAGCTCTACCCGGTCCACCTGGGGCACCTAGTTGCCAGCCAAAGCCCCCTCATGCCCTTCGTGAAGAGGGACTTCGCTTCATTCCGTGAGGCGCTGGGCATCCCCTCAGAAGCGCCCCTCGCGCTGGTAATGACACACTTCGACTTCCTGCTGGTGAGCCACCAAGCGGCGCCTGACACCGCTATGAAGGCCCTTGGGGACTCGCTAGCCAGGATCTACGAGTACTTCGGCATCCTCTTCCAGAATAACCCAGGCGTAGTGCAACAAGTCCGGGCTCACTATGCGAATCGCCCTTGCCTCTGGGACAAGAGCAGACACCGCTTCTGGCAGCCGCGGCACGTCTTTCTCGAGCATGTTCCTTTCTTCGAACCTCTCCGTGTCCAGCTCCGGATCGCGGAGCCCCTGATCGATCAGGGCTATGCCGTGCTAGGGCGTCGAGAGCTGCCCCAAGACGACGACTTCATCGCCTGGCTCGAGGACGTGGCCACACTGCACAGCGGCGAGCCGCTGCCCGCGAAGCTGCTGAACCAGGTCATGGAAGTGCTTCGCCGCCTGAGATTGAGCTTCGAGACCGCATCGATGCTGGAGCCCATGCGCGCCCGGTTGTGGCTCCCCGTGAAGGGGGGCCAGCTCGCACGGGCCACCGAGGTACTCCGTGACGATGCCCCCTGGTATGCCGAGAAGCTGACTCCCGGCGCGGTGCTCTTGGTTCAGGACGATGTGCCCATGGAGCTCCTGCGTGCGGCGGAAGTGCAACGGCTGTCCCGTCAGCTCAAGGAGCAGCTGTCCCAGGAGCCGGAGCTGTCTCAGGAGCCGCGGTTCATCGAGGACTGCGAAACCCTGGGTGAACTCCTCCGATCGCAGGAGTTTACCCGCGGACTGCGGCGCCTCATCCAGGCGGAACACGAGAAGGCTGATCCGAAGCCGTTGGGCTGGCTCTCCACCCTCCGAGTAGTTCCGGCGGCACAGCTGGACTCGAGACTCTGGCTGGGAAAGCGACTGGTGGGCTCGGCCGCTGCCGACTTCTACGTCGACCGGCCCCATCACCAGATCTTCCTCCGGGAGGAGTCCGCCGACCTCGCTTCTTTCCACCTCGCGCAGGCCATCAAACAGGAGCTCGATGAAGAGCAGCGCCTCTCGGATACTTCGGCGCTCACCAAGATCCTCGAGAGCTATCCCACGGGAATCGACAACCTGTTGACACGGCTCAAGATTCCCCAGCTCACCGAGCAGCCCTCCGTCGAGGACTCTTGGGGGCTTCCTCCCGCCGACCTGGAGCCGGAGCCTCCCACGACGTTCTTCGAGGATCAGCCCCCCGAGCCAGAGCCCTCGAATGAGTCCGCTGTGGATGAGTCTGCTGTGGACGAGCCCGCCGTAGATGAGTCCGCAGTGGATGACGTTCCCGCCGAGCACGTCGAGGAAGCTCCCCTGGAGACGCCCGTGCCTGTCCCCACTCGTCAGGGAGGCCCCTGGGTCCGGTCGTCCCGGGAAGGGAATGGCACGGGCTGGCAGGGTGTGCCCCCTCGAAGTCCAGCTCCACCTCGGAACGCCCCAGCCATAGCGAAGGGGTTCGTTGTCCGCCGTCCGGAACCGCTGGCGGTGGCTCCCACGGCGTCCGCCCTGGCGAGCAGCGGTGCCATGCAGGCGCATTCCTCCGGGGCTAACTCGCTCGTCGTGCCTCCGGAAGGCAGCACCTTCGTCGGCTCCGAGCAGCGCCCCCCCCGGGAACCGAGCTTGGACCCCGTGGGAATTCTGCCTCCCATCAAACCCGGCCACGGTCACTCCACCCGAACGAACTTCAAGAGGGGCACCGAAGTGTCCCGTCATCGCGCCGTCACCTACATTCATCCGAACGCTCCCGGAGCCGAAGAGGCGGAGGGGCACGTCAACCCGCAAGCTGCCGCGGAGCTTCGACAAGCAGCGCTGAAACGCGTGCTGGCCTATGAACAGGCCGAGCACCGGCAGCCCCAGCCGCCGAGAGACGATGCCTCGGGCTGTAGCCTTGAATCCATGGATGAAAGCGAGGCCCGCCATATCGAGGTCAAGGGCCTGAGCGGCGCTTGGACCGAGAACGGTGTCTGGTTGTCCCCCGGTCAGTTCGATCGAGCCCAGAAGCTGGGAGACGGCTTCTGGTTGTACGTCGTGGAATATGCCCTGGACGAGGCCAACTCCGCAGTCCACCCCATCCGCAACCCCGCCGGTCTGATCACCCAGTACCGGTTGGATCCGGGCTGGAGGGGGCTTGCCAGTGTGCCCCCGCCTCAAGCCACGCCGCTCCACCCCGAGGTAGGCGGTCGAATCCTCATGGAGGATGGCGTGGGGGGCGTGATTACCAGCGTGGAAGGCGAGAGCCTGATCCTGTCCCTCCTGGTGAAGATGCCAGATGGAACGGAGCGGCAGGCATTCTACCAGCCCAACAAGATGAAGCTCCTGCCGAAGGAAGGGTGAGACACCATGGCCCAGATGATCCCTCAGCGCACCGAAGCGCAGCTCAACGCCCTCGAGTCCCGCGGGGAGGCTCAATTCTACCGGGCCTGCCGGGACAAGCTCGACCAGCGGTTGCTCGTCTTCCACTCCGTCTGTTTCCTTCGCCAGCGCCCGACGGCGGCTCCGATCGATGGTGAGGCGGACTTCGTCATCTTCGATCCCCAGGGCGGCTTCCTAGTCGTCGAGGTCAAGGGTGGAGGAATCACCCGTGACCGCCAGACCGATCAGTGGTTCACGCAGAAGTCGTCCGGCACTAAGAAGAAGCTTCCCCACAGTCCCATCGACCAGGCCAAGCGCGAGAAGCACGCCATCCGTGAGGAGCTCCGGAACCACCCACGTTGGAAGAACTCCACGGACCGGATCCTCGAGGGGCACACAGTGTTCTTCCCTAATGTCGATGACGTGAGCCCCCTGCTCGCCCCGGACATCCGGCCGGAGATCGTGGGCGGGCGCGCGGACCTCGATGATCTGCCAGGGTGGTTCATGCGCGCGTGCCGCTTCTGGGCTGGTAATGACCGGCGCTTCCGTCGCCTGGAAGAGGCTGGCCTAGAGGCAGTGAAGGAGATCTTCGGCAAGAAGGCCACCGCGCGTGCCCTCATGTCCTCTCAGCTTAAGGAGGAGGAGGAGCGGCGCATCATCCTGACCGATGAGCAGAGCCGGCTGCTGCGCTCGCTGGGCTCACGCAAGGAGGCAAAGATCTCTGGTGGTGCTGGGACGGGGAAGACCGTGCTCGCGATCGAGAAGGCCCGGCGGCTCGCGGCTGATGGAAAACAGACGCTCCTACTGTCCGTGAACAGAGCCTTGGTGGACCACTTCAAGGCGACGGCAGGCGATACCCCCAACCTGCTGCCCATGAACTTCCATCAACTGTGCGAGTGGGCCATGCGGCTCGCCAAGCACGAGACAGGGCGTGACGTGCTCCAGGAAGCCCAGGCTTCGTTCCCTGGTGCGGACAAATTCGATGTCCACTTCCCCATGGCGCTCGCCCTGGCCTCTGAAGTGGTGAAGGCTCCCTTCGACGCGTGCATCGTAGACGAGGGGCAGGACTTCCATCCCGACTTCTGGCTGCCCCTGAAACGCCTTCTAAAGCCGGAGCCAGTCTTCATGGTCTTCTATGACCAGAACCAGGCCGTCTATAAGCGCTTAGACAGGTGTCCCATCCAGGAAGAGCCTTTCGTGCTCACGAAGAATTGCCGCAACACGCGCTTCATCCACGAGGCGGCCTACCGGTACTTCCACGGTGACGCCACGGATGCCTGTGACATCGAGGGCGCTCCCATCGAGCAACTGAACGCACCACGCCTGCAGGACCAGGCGAACCTCATCTACGAGAAGGTGACCCAGCTCCTGAAGGACGAGCGCGTCCCCCCGGAGCAGATCGCCGTCCTCGTGGCGGACAGCAAGTCGAAGCAGGCCTACTATGATCTGCTGAAGAACAAGCGCCTGCCCAACGCCGTGGCGTGGGCCGAGGAGGTACACCGCTCGAAGGGTACTGTGCTGATGGACACCGCCATGCGCTACAAGGGCCTAGAGGCTGCGGTGACCATCCTCTGGGGGCTCGATCAGCTGGACCTGAAGAAGGACCGCGAGCTTATCTACGTGGCATTCTCTCGCGCCAAGTCCCGGCTATATCTGGCCGGGCCCACTGAAGCCTGCCGTGCCCTGCTGGCCCCCGAAGCTTTGAGATAAGGGCACTGGCCTTCGCCAGGTTCCTCATAACCTGTACAAGCGAGCGACTCCTGATTACGAATCGGGGCTGGACAGGGGCAGCCCAGGGCTCTTCCCTCTAAAAATGGCCGACTCTGGCCGGTGAGCGTCAAGGTAGTTGTCGCGTGAGAGGGTTCAGCCGATGCGCTGCAGCTCCTGCGCTTCCGGTGAGGGGTTGAGGCGGACGGGGCCCGCAGGCGTCCAGTCACGCGTGTCGCGGCTCCAGCGCTCGGGATGACGGGCTCGTGCGCGCTGGTACACTTGGTGGCGCTGGGCGAGCAGCGCGGCGTCGAGGCCGAAGTGTCTGGCTTCCGGCGTGACGAAGCGAATGGCGGAGTGACGGTGCTCGGTGTTGTACCAGACGACGAAACGCGCCACCCACGCTTTCGCGTCCTGCGTCGAGGCGAAGGGGTGAGCTTGCCCGGACTCGGTGGACAGGTGGGTTAAGCAGCCAGCGGCACCTGTGAGGCAGCCTTCTCGAACTCGACGGGACTGACGTAGCCGAGCGAGGAGTGCCGCCGTTTGCGGTTGTAGAATACCTCGATGAACTCGAACAAGGCGGCATTCGCAGACTCGCGCGTCAGGAAGTCCGCCTCGTGCACCAACTCCGTTTTCAGCGTGGAGAAGAAGCTCTCCACCACGGCGTTATCCCAGCAGTTGCCCTTGCGGCTCATGCTGCACCGGATGCCGCGGGTGGCCAGCGCTCGCTGGTAGTCCGTACTTGCGTATTGGCTGCCTCGATCCGAGTGGAGCACCAGCCCCGTGGCGGGACGGCGGCCCTTGAGCGCCATGTCGAGAGCCAAGAGCACCAGATGTCGGTCGATGCATCGGTCCATGGCCCAGCCGATGACACGCCGGCTGAAGAGGTCCAGCACGACGGCCAGGTACACCCAGCCTTCGCGCGTGGGCACGTACGTGATGTCCGTCACCCAGGCCCGGTCGGGCTTGGGCGGATTGAAGTCGCGAGCCAGCACGTTGGGGGCCACCTCCCGGGTGAGGGTGGAGGGCGCCTTGCCGAGGCTCTTGGCAATCGCGCGCAACGTGCGTCCGGCGCAGAGGCCACGGGAAATCTCCTCACGTTCAGCCGCCGTGAGTGCGTCCGGACGACGCTTGCGTGCAGTGGGAGCAATGCCGCCTCGGGCCGCCAGGTAGGCGAAGACGGATGCAGGGGCTTTACCGAGCGCGCGGCCGATGTCGCTCAGCGACTGCCCCTCCCTCCATTGTCTCCACAGCTCCGCACGCTCACTCGGAGTGAGCCCCCTCCTCTTCGCTACTTGCATGCCGACAACCTCTCAACCGGGAGAACTCAGGGTTTTGCACTCACCGGTTGAGTGTGCCGCCGCGTTTTTTAATATTTCACGCTCCATCCGCAGTTGGCGCACCTCGCGGCGCAGGTGGGTGAGCTCCTCCTTCTCGCTCGACGTCAGCGCTCCGGAAGGCCCCTGGCCCGCATCGGCGCGGGCCTGCCTCACCCAGGTTTCCAGGGCGCTGCGCGTCAGGTCCAGGTCCTTGGCCACCTGCGCCCGGGACTTGCCCTCCTCCAGCACCAGCTTCACCGCCCGAGCTTTGAACTCCGGCGTGTACTTCCTGCGCTCTCGTCTCGGCATCGTCGTGGACATCCTTCGGTCACCTCATCTCGGGTGTCCACAAACCCCGGGGAGGCTCATGAGTTCCTCCAGGCATCACACAACTTCCCTGACACAGGGGGCTGCGGCCCACTCCGGCGCAGTACCGCCCCCTCGAACAGTGGAGGCAGGCGCTCGAGGAGGAATGCTAAGGGAGCGATAACGAGTGGGAGGAGGCGTTCGCCTCGCGCCTGCGATTGGTGCTCGCGGAACTCGTGCGCGCCAGTGGCTCCACCTTGCGCTCGGGCACCGAGGCATCAAGTCTCGGTGAGCGTCAAGGTAGTTGTCGCGTGAAAGGGTTCAGCCGATGCGTTTCAGCTCCTGCACTTCCGGTGAGGGGTTGAGGCGCACGGGGCCCGCGGGCGTCCAGTCGCGCGTGTCGCGGCTCCATCGCTCGGGGTGACGGGCGCGGGCGCGCTGGTACACTTGGTGACGCTGGGCGAG